CAAGAAAGAATAGATATTCAAAATACTAAAGATCAGATTGATTTAATAAAAGCTAAAGATAAAGATATTGAAGAGTTAAATCAACTTGGTAGAAAATCTGTTGATGTTATTAAAAAATTAGAAGAGTTAGATAAAAAGAAAATAGATAAGAATTCAAAACAATATTTAGAATTAGAATTACAGTTAGCACAATATTATAAAAGAATAGATGAAATAGAAAAGGCTGCATTAGATGAGTCGAAAAGGGATGATGATGCTAAAACAGAAGCTATTAAAAAGAATTTATTATCAGTTGAAGAAGCTAATAACGCAAAAAATAAAAAAATGCGTGAAGATGATGATGAAGCTAATAAACACATCATCGAAAATCAAGAAGCTAGAAATAGAGAATTACAAGCAAAAGAAGAAGAACATCAAAAGTTTATAAGAGATGGTTTAGATATGTCTGTAAACTATGTTATTGATAAATTTTCAATGATTAGTGAAAAAGTTGGTGGTGTATCTGGTGCTATTTTAGAAGGTGTTAGTGGAATATTATCATCAGTTGATGAATCATTTCAAAATTTTGGTCAAAGAACACAAGATTTTTTTGATGCTTTTGCTGGAAAAATATCTGAAACAGGAGCAAAAGTATTTGCAGGTATAGAAGCTGGACTTGGTGCTGCTTCTGAATTAGTTGATACAATTGGTGCTGCTTTACAAAAAACTACTGATGAAAATATAGCTGCTAATGATAGAGAAACTAAAAAGAGATTAAAGGATTTAGATCAAAGAGCTAAAACAGAAAAATTAACTGAAGCACAAATTGCTCAAGCTAAATATATTATTCAATTAGATGCTTATAATAAAGATTTAGAATTAAGAAAGAAAGCTTTCAAGCAACAAAAAGCTATACAAATTACACAAGCAGTTATCGGAACTGCTCAAGGTGTTGTAGCAGCTTTAGCCAATCCATTTCCATTAAATATAGTAATGGCATCTTTAGCAGGTGTTGTAGGTGCTGTAAATATTGGATTGATAGCTGCTCAAAAATTCCCAGAGGGAGATGGACCACCATCAGCACCTACACCTGCTCCTATTCCACCACCATCAGATAAAGCTGATCAAATAGAAAATAAAGGACCTGATAATAATTTTATAGCTCCTCAGTTCTTTGGATTAGGTGGTAAACAATTATCAGATGGACAAGACTCATATCAAAAAGTTTATGTAGTTGAAAGTGATATTACAGGAATGCAAAAGAAGGTGAATGTAATTGAAGATAGAGCTAGAATTGGTGGTTAATCAATATAAAATAAAAAAATATATTTATAAATAGATGTCAAAGAAGAAATATAAAGAAGAAATTGGCTACCCAATATACGAGGCTTTAATAGATGAAGATGATAAAGATTCAACAGGTATGAGATTTGTATCTATTGTAGATGATCCTGCTATTGAAATTAAAGGAATGTTTTTTAATAAACAAGGTGCTTTAAAGAATTTAGAGTTTAAAACTATTTCAGATCAACAAATGATTTGTGGTCCAGCTTTAATACCAGATAAAAATATATTTAGATCTGATGAAGATGGTGAATATTATATTAGATTCTCTAAAGATACTGTTAGAAAGATGGTAGAGAAGTTTAATAGAAATAGTAATAACAAATCTATTAATGTAGATCATTCAAATGTAATGGTAGATGCTTTCATTATGGAAAATTGGATAGTTCAAGATTCTGTATATGATAAATCAAAGTTCTATGGTTTTAATTTACCTGTAGGTTCTTGGTTTGTTTGTATGAAAATATTAGATCAGAAATTTTGGGATGATCAAGTAAAAAAAGGTGGTAAATATTCATTCTCTATTGAAGGAATGTTATATCAATCTTTAACACCAATGAAATTAAATAAGGTTTATAATAGTGTAGAGGAACTATTAGATGACTTAGATGAAGAAGAAATTTTATCTTTGATAAAATAAATTAACTAGCAAATAAATATTAGATAAAAAAATATATTTATTAGTATAGGACAAAATAATAACTATAATTATGAATAGAGATGAAGCAATGAATGCTTTAAGAAAATCAATCAACATCTTACTTGGTAAACAAGAAGAAGTTAAAGAGGTTAAATTAACAGATGTTCAAACAAAAGATGGTAAAACATTAAGTACAGAAACAGAAACAGTAGAAATTGGTTCTGTTTTATATGGTGTTGATGACCAAGGAAATAAAATACCAGTTGAAGATGGTTCTTATGAATTAGAAGATGGTAAAACAATAGAAGTTAAAGAAAGTATTGTTACTGAAATAGCTAATTCAATGGAAGAGTCTAAAGAAGATGAATTAGCTGATGAAGCTAAACCAGAAGCGGAAGATAAATCAAAAGAAGCTCCTAAAGATGAAGCTCCTAAAGATGGTGATACTGAATCTAGAATTAGTAAATTAGAATCAGAAGTTGCAGAATTGATGTCAATGATGCAGTCAATGTCAGAAAATTCAACAGAATTAACTTCAAAAGTTGAAGAATTTGCTTCTCAGCCAGCTGGTAATGCAATTAAAAATAAAGTTTTTATTGAAAAACAATTAAGTCCTGATGAGTTAAGAACTCAAAGATTTATGAGTATAAAAAATAGCTTAAAAAATAATTAAAAATAATTAAAAAAATGGAAAACGCAAAAAAGAAATACGGTGAATTTACCGCTACTTACACTTCTATTAGCAAATATACGGACCAGCTTTATGATGGGTTCATACCATCTGTTGTAGGAAAAATCAGAACGTTGGATTTTATTAACTTAGTACCTGACGTTGCTTATAGTAAAGTAATACCTACAGTATCTACTACTTTTGATTTAATCGACGCTGGGTCTTGTGCAGCTTTCGCTAATCACGGTACATCATCTGTAACTGGGGTAACTTTAACAACTTGTTTCAAAAAATATGAAGAACAATTTTGTACAAACGAAATGTCTCAATATTACTTTGGACCATATATGAAAAACAACTATGAAGATGTTCCTTTTGAAGCCGCTTTCATAGATGAAAAAGTTGGTAAATTGGCTAAGGCTTTAGACAAAATGTTCTGGCAAGGTGGCGACTCTTGTTTAGCAAATGGTATAATTACTACTGCTACTCAATCAGGAGCATCTACAGTAACAGCTACATTCTCTGTATCAACAGCAGCTACAAATGGTGTTATCGCAACATTTGACCAAATGGTTTCTAAATTAAATACAGATTTGTTATCAGAAGATGATTTAGTATTATTCGTAGGACAAGACACATTTGATAACTACACAAGAAGCATCAGAAACTTAAACTTCTTCCACTTCTCTCCAGATGAAATTAATAACGGTGTTGTTAAGATGTTTGGTAAAAGAAACGTTACAATCGTTGCAACAGTAGGATTAGATGGTTATGGTAAAGCATTATTAACTAAAGGTTCTTGGATATTCTGGGGAACAGATATCAATCCAGGTAGAGATGAACAAAACTTACCTATCAAAGCTCAGTATTCTGAATATTTAGATGCTGTGATTTTCAGAATGAAGATCAAAATTGGTTCAGCAATTGCTTTCCCAACATATGCAGTGGTAGCACAGTAATAAAAAAAGAAACAATAGGGTGGATGATGGAATATGTCATCCACTTTATAAAAGAAAAATAATAAAATAATAATATGGCTTGTATTTTAACAGGTGGTTATACGATTCCTTGTAAAGGATCTGGTGGTATTCAAAAACTTTGGATAGGAACCTATAACTCAACAAATATGACTTACACATATGCTACAGCTTCAGGATCTGAAGGACAAATTACAGCGTTTGGTGGTGCTACAGTATCATTTTACGGATTTGAACTTAGACAAGAAACTGGTGCAGTAACAGAAGCAGGTGCTGGGTCTGACGCAAATGGAACTTACTTTGTAACAACTACAATAGAACTTCCTATTCAATCAATGACACAAGATGTGTCTAATAAAATTACATTACTTGGACAAGGTAGATGGAGAATTATAGCTTTAGATGAAAATGGTAACTATTGGTTACTAGGTCGTTTAAATCCTGTATCAGTAACATCAACAACAGGTGGATTAGGAAAAGCTTTCGGTGATTTAAATGGTGCAACTATTACATTCACAGCAAAAGAGCCAATTCATATGACACAAGTTAGTTCAGCAGCTGCTTTATCAGTAATAATGGGTTAAATTTTTTAGATGTTTCAATATTTGAACCGATAGATATACTATCGGTTTTTTTTATTTTCAATACTTTCAGAAAAAATATATTTATAAATAGATGTTAAAGATTAAAGAAGAATACTTAGATGTGGTTATGTCATCACCATTTGATAAAAGAGTGATAACACTTCGTTTTTTAGATAAAGGTGAATATAAATATTGGTATAATATAATACCTCATATATTTCAAGAAAAAAATGTTAAATTAAAAAATGTTAAACTTAAATAACGGTGTTAATGAAATTACAGTAACCTTATATGAGTATTGTCAAAATATAGTTAATCCTTATTTTACTTTTGAATTATATAGAAAAGGAACTTTTGATAGTATTGTATTTACACAATTAGATCATTCAAGTGCTCCTTGGTATTATAACTCATTTACAGTATCAGTAGCAACACAATCAGGTTTAACACAAGGTATAATAGATATACAACCTGGGGAGTATGTGTATAACATATATGAAATGAGTCAACCTTATATTTTAGCAACAACATCAGCTATTGGTTTAGTAGAAACGGGTTTATTAATATTAAATCCTACTTTCTCAGCTATTGCTTCATATACACAATCTGACAACGATACAATAAAATCATATATAACACATTAAAAATATATAATACAATGGAAGAAAACAATAAAATGAATTTAAAAGTATTTAATATGGCAGCAGATCCTTCCATCGAATCACAACCATTGTTTAATGAGTCTTTTGATAGGGGAGGTTGGGTTAAATTTGGAATAGATAATTTAGCTCCTCAAAAACTTATTGAATTAATGAATAGAAGTTCTTTACACAACTCTATTTTAAAAAGTAAAGCAATGATGATGGGTGGTAATGGATTCATTAAAGAAAATCTATCTGTTGGTGCTTTAAACTTTATTAAAAATGTTTATAACAAAGAAGATTTAGAAGAAATAGTATCTAAAATATCATATGATTTTGAGTTATATGGTTCATTTGCTTTAAATGTTATTTGGAGTAAAGATAGAACTAAGATAGCTGAAATAAACTATATAGACGTATCTAAAGTAAGAATTGAAACACCTGAACCTGGGTTTGATATAGATGATATTAAAGGATATTATGTATCACAAAAATGGGATATTATTAAAAAATATCCACCTGTTTTATTCCCAGCTTTCTCAAAGACTGATAGATCACAAGCATCACAAATATTATATGTTAAAGAACATAGACCTGGTTTTGAATTTTATGGTGAACCAGAATATTTATCTGCTGTAAATTGGATTGAATTAGAATGGAATATATCAGAATTTCATAATCAATCTGTTAAACAAGGATTCCATCCTTCAATGATTATTAACTTTAATGAAGGTATTCCTTCTGATGAAGAAATGAGAAAGATGATTGGAAGATTAAGAGGTGAATATGAAGGAGCTAATAACTCTGGTAAAGTAATATTTACATTTGCTTCATCTGCTGAGAATGCACCTACAATAACTCCTATTCAATTAAACGATTCTGATGAAAGATTTATTCAATTATATGATAAGATAAATGATTCTATTTACAAAGGACATAGAGTAACTAATCCTGTTATATTTGGACAAATTATTCCAGGTAAATTAGGAACAAAAGATGAAATGTTAGAAAGTTTAGCAATATTTCAATCAAATTATATAACACCTAAACAAAGAACAATAGAAAAGGTTATTAATAAATTAGCTAGAATAAATGGTATCACAGATGAATTATTCTTATCTAAATATGCAATAGAATTTAATAAAGTTACTGCTGGTATTGAAAATACAGTATCAATATGTTCTAATGATAAATTAACACCTGAACAAAAATTCTATATTTTAATCTATAGTGGATTTGAAAAAGAAGAATCTATAAATTTAAGTGGTTTTGATCCTGATGCTATTGTTGAAGAATCTCCTGTTGTTGAACAACCAATAGTAGAAGATATAACTAAAAATAATAATTAAGATAATGCAAGCTATTTGTAAATTAGAAGGGTGTGATAATATTTTTGAAAAAATAGTTCATAATAAACTATATTGCTGTACTGAACACAAAGATAAAGGTAGAAATATTAATTATTATTTAAATAATAGAGAAAAAGAAATTGAAAGGACAAAAAAATATTATAAAGAAAATTATTATAAAAATAGAGATGAAATAATTAAAAAAAATTTAGAATATACATTAAAAAATAAGGATAAAGTAGCATCATATATGAAATCATATGCTATTAATAATAGAAATAAAATAAATGATAGAGTAAAGATAAGAATGTCTAATGATGTTTTATATAAATTATCTTATAATATAAGATCTTTAATATCAATTAGTTTTAAATTAAATAATTATTCCAAAAATTCTAAAACAAATGATATATTAGGATGTTCATTTGAAGAATTTAAAAAATACTTAGAATCTAAATTTGAGCCTTGGATGACTTGGGAAAATAGAGGGTTATACAATGGTGAGTTAAATTATGGATGGGATATAGATCACATAATACCAACATCATCCGCTAAAAATATTGATGAGTTAATAAAATTAAATCATTATACTAATCTACAACCCTTATGTAGTTATAAAAATAGGGTAATAAAAAGAAACAAATTACAATGGCAAGGATTATAAGTTATTTTGTCGATCAGACATTCATATTAAAATATTATAGTGGTTTTTTGGATAATAATATAGACCCTAATTTATTCAATCAGTTTATATTTATTGCACAAGAACAAAATATACAAGAAATACTAGGATATACCTTATATATAAAATATTTAACAGATATTGCTAACACAGGTGCTCCAGATCCAACAGGACTTTATAAAGACCTTATGGATCAATGTATTCAAGATGCGACTGCTTTATGGGCTATATATCACGCAATTCCTACAATGAATTTTAGATTAACTAATAAAGCAATGAGTCAAAAAAGTTCTGATAATTCTGTACCATCTGGTATATCAGAGGTAGAATATATTAGAGGTCAAGTTAGAAATATGGCTGAGTTTAAATGTGCTAGAATAAGAGAATATATTATAAACAATTTAAATTCATTTCCAGAATATGTTAGATATAATGGAATAGACAGAATTGTTGCAAAACCTAATAATTATTTTGGTGGTATAGCTTTAGGAACAACAAGAGGATTCTATAATAGTAAGAATGATCCATATTTTGGTGGACCTTGTTGTGATTAAAAAAATTTTAAATATGAAATATAGAGGA